GCATAAAGCCTGTTCAGCACAGTCATGCTTCTGGCCACTCCCTGTTAAGAGCAAGATCGATAATATCCATACCTGCAATAAACTCCGGGAATTGTCCCCATGGAGGCGGTAGCAGAGGACGTTCATATAGCTCAAGCTCGGCGGTGTACTGCCAGTAATTACCTCCGATGAGACTCGGTCCATCGTAGATATCCGTGAACCTGCAGACCTTTGGTGATTCACCTCCCGGAGTGCGAAGGTTCATGTTGAACCATGCAGTCCCATCAGTTAAAGCATCTCTGAACCATGTTTCAAACGTCTGGGCCTGCATCTCGGTAAGCGTCCAGGTAACACTTGCCATAGTCGGGGTAGACATATAACGACGTCGCTGCCTGGCTCTTCCTGATGTTAACGTGGTGCGAAGTAGAGGGCTTACTGGTTTTAATCCGTATCCATCCTGAAGAGGAACGGGAAGATAATCGTGCGGATAAGTAATGTTGGTTGTAATTGCCATTAGCCAGCCTTTCTCCTTACTCCCCAGCCACCAGAAAGCGATTTAGATGTCTTACCTTTCCCGCTGGCTAGATCGTCATTCACCATCTTATAGCCGAGCTGAGCTCCCTCCCTTACAGCTTGCTTTAGCATCTCGATTGTTCTGGCATCAGGATCACCATTCACATAAATCTGAGGTGCGTATGTTCCCCCATTGCCCTCACTGGTTTGCTTATTTACCCGGTCAAGCGTTGCATCCAGTTTTGCGCTGGTCTTCGCCGTAGTAACGCGCTCACCTTGCTGCAACAGCCATGTTCCGGTTTCAGGCACGCTATCGATACCATCGTGCGCCATACCAGAAAGTGCGGATACACTGACACCTGCAACCAGAGGAGCAGTAATAGCAGCGGCTGCCGCCATTGATGCAGGAGCCAATGCTGGACCAACAATAGGGATTGCTGCTGTGGATGCATATGCTGCTAGCTGAGCCTGAAAGGATGTCGCCTGAGCATTACCAATAAGTGTTCCAGCTGCAGATGCCTGCGCTGTTTTACCGACGAGTAGTTGAACACCCTGGTAAACTAACCACTGCGCAGCCATTTCAGTTAAGGTTTTGATAACCAGTTGGCCAAGGTCTGCAAAGATGTTACTGAAGAAATCCCCGATATCTTCAGCACCAGTAATTAATTCCTGAAGGTTGTCGGCAATTGAAGAAGTGGCGCCATCAAGGATGGATGTCATGCCATCCGCAGCAATCTGATAATAGTCGGATGACTTTTCAGCATATTCATTCAGTGAATCAAATATGCCACTTTGCCAGTCACCCATTTTTTCATCAGACTTCTGATAATAATCCTCCTGAATTTCCAGGCGTTCATTAAGAGCATCCTGCAGGGCCTGTGTCTCGCTGTCATAAAGAGACTTTGTTATATCCCCGCTTTGATATTGCTTCTGCAGGTCGGCCTGTTTCTCAAGGAATCCATTCTGGATATCCAGCAACTCCTGCATACGCTGGCGGGTTTTCGCTCCCATCCCAGCACCAACGAATTCGGCATCATTTGCAGCCTTATCATTTTGGTTCTGCTTTCGGAGATTGGCAGAGAACTCTGCTAACTTCAGGTTTTCTTCGTTGGCTTTCTTAAGCGCATTCAGTCTGTCAAGTTCAGTGGCTAACTGCTGAAGCCTTTCTTGCTGAGCGGCATTAATTCCCGTCAGTTTTCCGGTTGTTAAATCAAACCTAAGCTTTTCAACCTCAGTAACTTCCTGATTTTTCTTTCCGGTGACATCAATTAAAGCGATCTGCCGTTGATAGCTTGTCTCAAGTGCTTTGAATGCTGACTCAAGTTTTTTAGCACCAGCATCAGGAGTAACTTTACCGTTTGTGCCACCCTTAGGCAGTGCAAATGGTCCTCCTGTTCCCACAGTGGCAGCAGCAAGCGGGAGATTACCGGACGGTGGTTGTGAGAGTTTTTTTCGTGTTTCAATGAGAGTGTTTAACTCATCATTGAGTTTCTTGACGCTATCATCGCCACCTGTTAACCAGGCGAACATGGACTTATCCTGAGAGTAAACATCTTTCCTTCCCTCAAGATTTTTTTGCAGGTATTCAATCCTTTCATTAACCTGTTCGATATTACTCAGGTCAACTTTTCCTCCTAAGACCGCAAATCTGTTCCCTGTACTGGCTGCCAACTTTCCAGCACCAGCCGCCGCCTTCACTAACCAACCGGCAAGCTGAGCGACTTCAGAAACGAGATCAGAAATTCCCTGCAGGACAACCGGATCTGTTAATACGTCATGAAGCTTATCGAGAGAATTTTGCAGTGGAGTCAGGTCGACTTTTGCCAGACCTGCAGCAATCTCCATCTTCAGGCCAGCAACCTGAGCTTCCATGTCTTCGAATAACTGGTTTACCTTTACCAGGTCGTCAATTGACGAAGGATCGGGAGCAACACCGTAGTCCTTAGCCAGGTCAATAAACTGCTTAAGTTTTTCGTTGTTGTTATCAAACAGTGGTAGCAGTTTGGACAGATCATTTCCCAGGCTTTCAAGGATAGTTGTCTTCTCGGCATTGGTGCCGATTTTCCCAAGCGACTCACCTATTGCCAGAAGTTGTTTATCTGGACTAACTTTGGATAATTTCTCAGCTGACAACCCTAAAGCATTCAGCGCATCAACAGCTTCGCCAGATTTGTTCAGAACCGCGTCACCAATCTTGTCGCCGATATCTTTGAAAATATCAGCCATCTGGTCACCGGAAACACCGGCTTTTTCAGCGGCAAATTGCCAGGCCAAAAGCTCCTGTGTGGAAATCCTTAAGGACTTGGCCCATCGGTCGGTTTCGGTAATTTGCTTGGATGTGCTTTTCAGCAACTGAAACCCTGCCGCCCCGACAGCAAGACCAGCGGTAACAGCTGCCGCCCCAATTCCTGCGAGCGCAGCACCGGATTTTGCGGCATCCTCCTGAACTTGTTTGCTCCACTTTGCTGAAGCTCGTTCTGCCTGATTAAGACCTGAAACAAATCCACCCGTTTTTGCGATGAGGTCGATTGTCAGTGTACCGAGATTTTTCCCAGCCATAGTTTATGTCCACTCCTTCATGGCCTCTTCGAGAGTGATCGCGGGCGCGTTGATGTGGGGGGTAAAGTCGGTGATGCTGAAAGGTGGGGTGTCTTTTCCCCGGTTGGCATTTGCCAGCACAGAAGCAACCAAACCGGCAGCCCATTCAGTTCGCATCATTGGATTTAGGCTGCCAAATTTAGAACGGTACGCTGACCAAATCTGAAATTCCCTTATGCTTAATGACTCCTGGGCTTCAGCAATGGTCCTTCCTCCGATGCCATTGAGGACTAATTCGCACCAGAATTCGTCTTCTGCGCTGAGTTCTCCTTTCCCAAAGAGTTCACTTCCTGAATTGCTACGAGCAGGGCAATCGTAAGACTTCCATCCAGCGCGCCGCGTTCAGGATCAGCATGCCCTGTAATATCGTCAGGAGTGAAAACAGGCTCGCCATTCTCATCGCAAATGGAAGAGGCAATACGACCAGCAACACCGTCTGACTTTCCACTCAAGGCAAGAATGTCAAATTTTGCGGAATGATATCCAATTGGACGTACATAAGTGGTGGCTACATGTTTGTTTCCATCCTTGTCGGTCCATTCAATTTCTTTCTCTACCGGGCGGCCCGTAAATGCACCTGCATTTTTAATCGTGTCGAGCGTCAGTTTCATTTTTTCATTCCATCAAAAGGCGGGGTTTCCCCCGCTCAGGTTAGTGATGTTTTTAGCTTGTCGTTTGTGCTTTCGGGATCCATACGCCCTGTCCTGAACGTTGGATGGTCGCCGATGTCTGAACAACGGTGTTAGCCTGGAAGTCGAACGGGAAGTCAGACACATACCCCTGGAATACATACCAGGTGCGGTCGTCTGGAAGAACCAAACCATCAACCGCATCAGGATCGCTACCAGTTGCCACTGTTGGAACGGATTCACCATCTGCCCAGCCAATCGCAAATGTTAAATTCTGCTGGTCGTTTGATTCAGCAAGGTTGCTTAACAGCAGGTGGCTGTCGTTGGCTGGATCTGCGTTCAGAGCGATGGTGGCCTGTCCAGGAGTACGCAACCCCTTTTTGTACTGTCGCGTGCTTCGTTCGCTGAGACAGGTATCCTCAATCTGATCAGCTGGGCTACTTCCAGGTGAGAACGAAGTGATACATTCAATTTCGCTCACGACACCATTCGCGAGCACATACATCTGTGTGCCTTGAGTCACTACTGACATAGTTATCTCCGGAAATAAAAAAACCGGCTCAAGGCCGGTGAGTGGAAGGGTTTGGTTTATCGTTTTACAAACCAGTCGACATCAAATGAATATCGGTAACGGTTGGTATTTGGGTCGCGCATCTGGCCACCCCATCGGGTAATATTTGATTTATCCTGAATGGCGTTCCTGATGGCCACGGCTACAGCAATAGCTTCAGCATCAGTATTGCCGTAGATGTCGATCTGTAAAGAAAAACGGTCAATGTCAGGGCTCTGATTGAGGAAATTTTCTGGCTCACCGCCGATGTTCTGCCATACCGCATAAGGGTAAATGACATTGTCATTTTGCATTCCGAATGGATAAAGCCTGACCGGGTCAGAACCAAGAAGGTCTGTTACCGCCTGGCTTGCCGAGCAAACTGGAAATATCGGTGGAATCATGGTGATACTCCCTTTTTTTGAGCTCGCTTAATGGCTCTGTCTATCCCGGCTTCATAGTTAACGGAAAAAGAGTTGAAGACCTCGGAGAGACGAGAGTTTGCGGCGGCGCGAACAAGCGGTCTTGCTGCCATCTTTTCAGTACCAAATTCCAGAAGTCGCCAGTGAGGTGTAGGAGCTTCTTTGGACATACTTGGATGTTTTTTAAGTACTGCCCCCTGAAGAATCCCAATGCGAAAGCCCAGGTCTCCGGTTAGTTTGAATACCTTTCCGTTCCATCTGAGAGCAGCATTATCGGATATGTTACGAGCGGTGTGAGGGTCATCCAGGCGCGAGGCATTGTTCTTTATCTGGTTAACAATGACATTTCCTGCTTTCCTCAAAGCGGAACGCCCACTTTTTCGCCTAAGGTCATCGCTGATTGCATCAAGCTTGCCCAATAACGAGTCAAGCCCATCGAGCTTAAACTCAACACCATCAGCCATCTTTCACCCCCTGAGAGCAAGGGAGTGTAAGGTATTCTAGCCCACTATCAGGGTCAGGAAGAACTCCCTCTACAGCGTAGATATTCCCACGGAAAGTAATCCTGTCCTGATTCTGAATATCTTCCCGATAGCGAATTTTAATGCGTGCAATTAACTCAACATTCGCGGCCTGAGAGGTAATGAACTCTTTGACAGAGACAGGTATTACTTCAGCATAAACATCAGCAATTTTATGCCAAGAATAAGACATAGCGCCGGTTGCAGGATTTTGCACACCTGTTCGGCGTTCAATGCTTATCCTGTGCTTCAATTTCCCGAGGTTCATCTTTACCTCACTTTTCTGTCACTCAGGTAAGTTTGCTGAGGGAGATAATCCTCTTCAACTTCTTCAGCTAGCGTTTGCATAATTAATTTGCAAAGTGACTCATTAGAGTTGGCCAGGCGGTTAATAGCTTCAGTTTGTTTTGTCTGAGCTGCCGTCTGGGCTTTGAGCGCTGCCAGGAGTTCTGTTGCGAGTTGCTCGTTCATAGGCTTTTTTCATCCATTTTTTTATCCATTCACGGCGGCGGGCACAACCTACACAAGCCATATCAACTCCTTAAATAATTGTCGGCCTTCGAAGGTCATAAATCAGCATGGTGACGGCATACGGAAGTTCACCCTGCTTCAGTTTTTCTTCTTCCTCACCGCCGCGGTTCCTGTCCAGATAGCCAAGCAACACAAGCAAGGCTGTCTGGCAGCGCTTCAGAGGCTCTCCCTCTACCAAAACACCGGCATTATCAACAACGAGATCACGGCTTCCCTGAATGAAAGATAATATGGCAGCACTTCCGCCTTGTATTTTCATCTCAAGATCGGAATCGCCATAATCATCATCAATACGAAGGTGAAGCTTTGCTTCGTCAAGGTCTACCAGTTCGATCATGGTTTATCCCTCAGGTCCCGACCCTTTTTAACTGCAAGCGTCCATCCCTTTGTTCCGGGTTCGCCAGGCTTATCTGCAGTTTTTTCATTGCAGTGCCATAGCGAGCCAGCCCATGTAACGGTATCTCCTGGTTCATACTCTTTACCGGCCTTGAAAACATCGCGGTAAATGGTGACCGGGATAGCAAAGGTTTTCACTTCAACGAGTCCACTGGCCTTTTGAAGTGAGATAGTGAAGAGACGTTCTTCATCCTGCTGGATGTTGACCCCGGCAACACCGTCTACAATGCATTCCCATCCGCGCATTCCATCGGTCTTCTGATAAGAACGCCATAGCCCTCCTTTGTGGGTCGCATATGTTCCACGCGGGTAGGATTTAGTTTCATCAATGCAGGGTTCTAATTCAATTTGAAGGGCATCTCGCCCATCGCTCGGGGTGATAGGTTCGGGAATCTCGTCAACCGCTGCTTTAACTGCATCAGCAACCAACTGAGGAACGTCGGGTAACTCTGGAACTACCGGTGCCGGAATCTCAGCCACAGCGGCATTCACCGCGTCGATGACCAGTTGTGTAACGTCTGGCAACTCCGGCACAACCGGTGCTGGAATATCAGCCACAGCGGCCTTCACCGCGTCGGTGACCAGTTGTGTAACGTCTGGCAACTCCGGCACAACCGGTGCTGGAATATCAGCTACAGCAGCATTCACCGCATCTGTGACCAGTTGCGTAACGTCTGGCAGATCAGGAACTACCGGTGCCGGAATTTCGGACACGGCGGCCTTCACCGCATCGGTGACGAGAATCTTCACTTCTCTTTCAAGCTGAGACTTCATGGCGGTGATGATATCCCTCACCTCTTCACCGATCGCCTGAATGATAGATAATTCGCGCTCATCCATTGTTAATAATCCCTCTCAATGAAGTTTTAACGAACGCTTTTTCAACCAGTGAAATGGCTGATTTAGCAGGAGGTGTAGGTTCTGAAGTTGTTTTACTGAAAGGATCATCCTGCGCATCACGTCGAGAAAGCGCGTCAAGGCTAAAGTTTTGTTGTTGCAAGTAAAGCGCATCACCACCAGCAACAGGAGGAAGGTTCTCACGTTTACGTGCTTCGTTTGGCGTCAGAATTGTATTCTTCACCCCTTCGCCCAGCGATTTCATTCTGCGCTCGCTGTCCATGCGAAGCAGTGCGCCAATATCAAGTTCAATGCGCTTTGTTGTTCCAAGATCAAATGTTTCTTTTAGCAGCACTTCAATTGACTCAATAAGGACTTGAAGACATTGTGAATAGTATTGCTGCTCAAGTGCCTCCACGTTGTCTGAGCTGGGTATGTCACCAATGCCCACCTTATAAGCGGGAACGTGGAAGGCCGAACAAATTGCCAGGTCAGAAAGTTTCTGCTGTTCAACAGTGTCAGCATCTACAGCTGACATGGTCAGAGCCTGGTACTGCGCACCGCCAGTCAATAAGCCTGTTTTTCCAGCATTCTCCCCGGTGTATCCTGCATCCCAAGCTGTTTTAATCTCTTTTGCCTTTTCCTCGTTTAGCGAACCAGGAACGGTGATTATCCCGCTGGGTTTCCCGCCATTTTTGAAGAACTGAGCTGAGCTTTCCTGGATATGCTTCCCCTGCATCGCGGCCATTCCGCATGCATAAATTGGTGATACTCCAATTAGAGGGTGAAAAAGACAGTTAAATCTGTCATGAATGATTTCCCGTGCTGGTACTGTAACCTGAACAGGAAGCCCACTGATTTTATCTGGGCTGATTTGGTAAAATACAGATCCATCATCAGCAACAAGTGGAACGACCTTATCAGGGTCAAGAACTCGAAGCTCAGTAATTTGGCCAGCACTGTTTTTCACCTTCATCACGTAGGTGTTCCCACGAGATAATTTAGAATTCATCCATGTTTCCATGAACTGAATGGTGTTTTGAAACTGGTTTGGCTTGCTTATTAACTTTTCAAACTGACTATCTGAAATATTTTTCCAGATATCGTTGGAGTCTTTAGCCTGGATAGAAGGAGACATTTTTGAAATGTCACTGGCTATTAAAGTGATGCAAGAAAACACCGCCGGATAGGACATAACTGTTTCGTTTCTGACTTCCATATTTCGCTGCCATGCCCCACCAAATGGCTCGCGAACGAAAGAAAAAATTGGAGTCCAGACGCTGGATGGTGGTTGCTGGAGGGCTTTCTCTTTCCGTTTAAAAGGGTTCCACATCAGCCATTCTCCGCGTTTTCTTTTTTGTTTTTACGCACCCCTGCTTTTTTGCCGGTTACGTATTCCGCTTTATTCAGCAGAACCAGCACCTTTGCGCACTGGTCATTCACAATTTTCTCATCTCCTGGCAATGAGTCATGTGTACGCTGAAGGTATCTGATTTTTGCCATCTGAAATGGCGGGGTTTCCCCCGCCCTCCTGTTTAGCTGGTCTGTCCGGAAGAGTAGTTAACACCACTGATCACTGCTACAGCTGCAGTACGGCGACGTTTCCAGTTGATCCAGCGCTCAGCTCGGATGGCTACGCTATTTGTCTGCCACATGGAAACCAATTCGACAGGCGTTGGCGTGACGCTATCACCAGTAGGCTCGGATTCCATTTCCAGGGATGCTTCAGTTGACATATCTACAGCAACACCGCCTTCATCAGCGAGATAGATATCTGGAGCGTTCATCAGGATCAGTTGATTTCCGACATACTGAGAAACGATGGCTGGAAGGCCTTCAAACGTGCCACCAAACATGGTCATGTCTGGATATTCTTTCTGTCCAAGGGCGTTTTTACGCTTGGAGATGGCCAGCGCCGTTGAACTGGACATCAACCATACTGCGCCAGTAGGTTGAAGATTTGCATTGATAAACACTTCAAATGCCGCAGTGCTATCTGCATCAGGATCACCGGTGCTTGGAATTGTTGTCGCACCATTAGTGATAGATGCAGGGGAAATTCCTGATACTTCTGCTTTCGTAGGATCTACAAAGTCAGTATCCAGGCGTGCAACAACGGATTCAGCAAGAGAGTTTCTAACCAGAACATCTGCTTTTGGATTAGAGAAGCGGATCAACTCTTCTGTAAGAACAGAAATGGCAGCAACTTTTGAGAAACCAAATGTGATGTTTGAGAAATCAAATTTGGTCAGTGGTTTGGCCTTACCCTGACCAACCCACTGCGCTGCACCGCCTGAAGTTTGTACTGGAATGCGAACGTTGAAAGGCACATCGCGCAGTGAAGGAATATTTCCAACACCAAACTGGCCAATAATTGTTTGTGGACGCAAGAAATCGACAAAGTCATTCGCGAAATCTTGGTATTCAACTAAGGAACCTGCCCACGCTGGGTCAGTCGTTGTCCCTGCTTCTACAGCGGCCTTCAGAACGTGATGGAGTTTGGTATCTTCAGGGTATTTGCTCTTCGCAATTGAAAGAGCTTCAGAGCGGACACCTTTAGCGGCTGCAAGAGCTTTGGTGAAGCGTGCCATCGCAATACCTTTTTCCAGTTTTGGAGGTACTCGAATGACTGCGGGTGCCTGATTTACAACTGTCACATCGCCATTAGCTGTCTTGATAACCGGTTTTGCCGAAGCAGCGATACTGGACTCCATATCGCGAAGACGACCAAGATGGTCATCAACTGCTTTTATTTCAGAAGATGTATTGTCGTACTTTTCCGTTTCTTCTGCGTCGAGAGTACGGCCTTCATCAGCAGCTTTGCTCATGATTTCGTTCAGTGAACCAGCCAGCGCCGCACGTTTGTTTTCAAAACTTTTGATCTGTTCAGCGATATTCATCGTTGGTTTTCCTTTTTGAGAAGATTTATTCAGTGCTGAAGCGCCAGCAGAATTTATGTTTTTAACTACCGGTTTCTCAGTGCCAAGCGCGGCGAGTAACTGGCGGTCAAAAGATTTAACCGTTTGAATTGAGCACTCGGCGTTAGCCGGGATCGTTACAGCAGAGACTTCAAGTAGTTCCCATTCGATAAAATGGATGCCGCCTGAGTCCAGAAAGGCGTATTTAATCGGCCTGAAGCCAATTGAGAGGCCTTTTACAAGACCTGATTTGATAGATGCCCATGCTTCTTCAAGCCTGGCCACCAGCTGCGATGGCATGTCAGATGTTGGTTTAACAAGTTGCGCCGTGATCTGAAGTCCCTCTTTCACTTTCTTTGCAGAACAGTTCCCGATAGGTTGGGTTCTGTCGTGCTGCCAGAGAAAGGGGTTTTCACTACCAAACTTCGCGCCGTCAGGGTCCATAATGTCGCCGTCACGGTCAGGTGATGGTGTGGAGGCAATCCCGGTAATTATCCGTTTGTCCTCATCCACAGCTTTCACCGTCATGATCGTACATGCGCGGTCAAGCTTCATTTACTGTCCTCCAGAAACGAAAAAACCCGCCGTAGCGGGTCATTAACTGACGTGTGATTTATATGAAAAATACCTGGTAATCTTTTTTCTTCGCTTCGGGATTAAGAGCCATTAGCGAAACGGCATTGAACAGGGCCATTAGTGGGTCAATCTTTCCCTTCCCGCTGGCCTGTTTGGTAATGAGTATTGCGTTACCTTTGGGTTCTACCCTTGCGTTGCCAACACACCAGGCCATTAAAGGCTGACCGCCATGAATGAGAACACCTTCGGCAAGCTTGCGCTCTGTGGTCTTTATCGCACCACCAAGCCGCCAGCCCTGGCTCACGCCAACTACCGAATCTTCAGGTATTTCAGCCTCGACGAGAGCATCAAGGATCTGACCAACTCCTGACGGGTCAATGCCGATTTTGTCCAGCAGTTCAGCATCATTGATACGGCTGACATATTCAGCGACCTCTTCAGTGTCTTGACCTACACGTTTTACGATGGTCAGATCACCAGCCTTAACGAAATCGTTGAAACGTGACTCCTCACTTTTTCGGCGGCGTACTGCAATTTCATGCGCCCAGGCATGCCCCCATCCAATCCATTCACGAGTATTTTTGTCCCGCCCGATCACGTAAAGACCAAGCAGGTCATCAAGGCCGCCGCCATCTATACCAACAGTGGCAACCTCAGCACGCTGCAAGATATCTGTGAAGGTCACCGGCCTGATTTGCGGCTCCCAGAAATCAACGCCTGCCCAGCGGTCAGTTCTGAGGTTAAGGCCTATTTCGATATTCAGGTGCTTTGCCAAAAACTGCTGAAGAGTTCCGTCTGTTTTGGCCTGGTTCTTACGAAGCTGATCGGCTATCCACTCAGCGCTTACCGAGCGACCAATATTTGGGTTTGTGATGTAGAAATTTTCAGGATCCAGATAGGCTTTTTTCTCCACCATCTCCTCAGGGAACTCGTAGAGTATGCCCAACGTTTTTTGGTCCGATATTTTTCCGTCCCTGACATCACGCCAGTAATCCAATCGTTCCTTGAAAACCCCAGCCGGGGGCTCATCGCTCTGCGTGGTCAGAAAGATCACCCAACCTTCATTACGTGATACCTGACCGCCAAGGGCCTCCATAAACATCGCTTCAGCATTAGAGCGTTTTCCGAACAACCAGAGCTCGTCTACCAGGATGCGGCCAGATTTTTTACCTGAAACCGTGTCAGTGTCAGCGGCTACAACCTTAAGGGTATTTCTCGTAATCCGATGGGTGATTGTCCTGATATGGTCCTGAATCTGGAACATATCTGAAAGCTCATCATCAGCACGTATCATTCCGGCCGCTGGCTTGAAGCTGTTATCAGCAACCTCTTTTGTTGGTGCCAGAATCAGGTGCTCCTCATCCTCTCGCCAGCAAAGTATGAGCGCGGTAAGCATAATTCCGGCAGCAATGGTAGATTTGGTGTTTTTCTTTGAAATCAGCAACCCATATTCACGTATAAGCTGGTTACCTGTTTCAGCGTCGTACCCACCAAATATGACCTTAACAAAATCAAATACCCATTCCTCAGAACATTCACCGAATGTTGGTTTACCAGGCAGGTCTGAAACACGGAGCTCACGGAAAATACCAAGCGCCTGCTCTGCCTGATCAGGGAAAATTGGTGGCGGGATGATTGACTCACCAGCAATTAGTCGCCGTTCCCAATCGAGGCAGGCGGTAGACCACTGGGCCATACGTTATACCTTATTGTTGACCACCAGCTTTGGTGGTGCCATGGCACCGAATTTACTGGCAGTGGCTGCAACCTTCGCGGCGGCGTGGCGGGCATCTTTTTTACCCCCCTCACCTTTCTTCGGATGGAGATAAGGCAACATTGCCTTGGCGGCATCCTTTCTGGTGTCAATTTCTTCTGTGGTGTCGTTCATTACTGACTTAAGAAATTCGAGAGGGTCTTCGAAGGTTTTTACTGTGCTGTTAACTACTGGAGGTGGTGCAGTGCTTTCATCCCTGGTCGGTACATCATATGGATCTGCAGCACGTTTCTTGTTGATAAACGCGATGACATCCGGGTCTTTTGCCAGCCGTGAACCCTGTGACCTTGCGGTTTTCTCGGAATAACCGGCCTTACGGGCTGCTTCAGCCTGGGATGAACCGGACATCAGCGCCAGTGCGTATTTGCGCTTTTGTCCTGTTAACACGTTAACACCCTCCAAAAGGGAATTTTTTCTGTGCGTGAGAGGGGGCGCGGTGTCCAGCGCGATCGGCGTTGACACCCAACCATACCCCCCCCCGGTGTTTCTGATAATCGATATCATTTGCATTCGAAATTATTTCAAGTGCAACTAGATTTCAATGTTGATGATACTCATTATCGTTAGCATCAGATCACAATGATTCCAGCCTGCCCTTCACCTGACGGCACCGAATGCTTGAGCGCCTCGGCATCTGGCTGACCTGCTGCTGCTTCACGGGACGACTTTCCAGAATGACACTCAATACAGAGAGTCCACAGGTTCGTGGTTTCATTATCGCCACCAAACTGCAGTGCTATTCGGTGGTCAAGCTCGCTGTCATGCAGATCCACTACGCAGCCACACATGCAGCAATGGCCACCATCTCGGACATATATCCTGCGCTTGAGGCCTACTCTTGCACTTCCGCTTATTCGTCTATTCTCGCCATACATTGGCTTAATGCGTCGGGTATCAATGGACTTTAACCGAGGGCGCAGAGTCTTTAGCTTACCCATACAACCTCCATGCTTTACGGCGCTCTGTTCTTGGCTGTTTATCTCGCGCAGGTTCAACCGGCTGACCATCAGCATGATCAACCAATGAATAACACGGGTAGATGACTGGTCCTCCGTGCGCATCACCCACGGCATAATCAGCAGCTTTACTGTGGCTCCATTTATCCAAAACTTTCTGGATATGCTTTGGTGGGACACAGTAGCAGACGCCGTGTATCAATCGCGTGAGCGTGATAAATTCAGCCCGAGACTTATCAGCAGCGATAAACTTCGATGCAATCTCAAGCTGATACTGAGGCGGCCTTCCTGTACCGAGATAGAAGCTGATAAGTGAATCGGGGTAACGCTCAATCCAGTCGTAAACAGAAGAGATAAATCCTTCCACTGGAAGAGCATCATCCTCTAACACAACAACGTGGCAGCCTTGCTCTTTTGCCCACTCAAGTGCGCGTCGATGGTTCCAGTTTGCACCATGGTCTTCGTAGTCAATGAGCATGTGGGCATCGAGTATGCCGCATAGCTCCTTAGCCGCAACAATGCGCTTATGATGGCCAACCACAACAAACTTCACTTGTGTTTCCACCATGCCGCCTCCTTACCGATACCATCAGTCTTGAAAACGGTATGAACCAGAGGGCCGGTGACCAGCCTGTCAGTAAATGACCGCGCGACAATACCGAACGCCAGCATGTCACCTACCGCAGCGCCAGCCTGTTCTTTCTTCCAGAAACGATAACTCTCTATCCGGTAGTAAAGACGGATGATTCCGTGAGCGAACGCCATTACATCAGCGCGGGTGCCACCCAGCAGACCCGCGTTAAGCATCACATCGCCGCGGTGCGCTTCAATGAATTCCTGATAGATACGCTCAGGATGATTCTGTTTCGCCCAGGAGTCGGCGTAGGTCTTCGGTTCAGAACCGACATACACCTTCCCGGGCTGCATTTCTTCCCATGGCGCGCGAAGCATTTCGACATCGGTTCCATCAGTACACCAGACGAACCGGTATTCAGGATGATCTCGCAGGTGCTGCCAGATGTGCAGCCAGCGCCGGAAATAGACATTCATCTTCACGTCAGGAACGTGGTAAAGCTTAACGTCAGGAGGGGCCGCCTGCAGATCATCCACCAGCGCGATACGGCCGCAATTCCGAAGCGATGAGGCCCATTTAGCCAGCATGTCAGGAGAGGCGGTCATTTTCTTACCGCGCTGCGGGTCAGGCTGACTGGTGAGCAACGTTGTTATTACCACGTCGCGCTGAGATCGATATTCGGCCCAGCCTGTATATCCTGAATCCCGGCGCTGCCCATAAATAACAGCGTTCTTTTTATCTAGCGCTTCACGTTCAGGCCTCGGTATGCAGCGCGCTCCTTCTTCGTATTCATCCATCGAATGAATCAGCTTTTCAGAGCCAACCACATCAGCGAACGCCCACGACGTTAAGCCTGCATTATGAATGCGAAGCGCCAAGTCAGGATGCTCGTACATTCCGCGACCGTATACCTGGTCAAACCCGCCAACCCAGTCTATTGCGCTGGAGTGGTAGTACAGCATCACACCACGCTGCCCGGTATAAGCAATATGCTTAGCGTCCCGGTACAGGACCGTCATATCGTTAATCTTTCTCGGTCCAGCTAGGTCAAGAAATTGATATGCCAGATGCAACTCTGGTGATTCGATATATGGAAGATGCCAATTATCGGCTATTGGCCAAGCATCATCGTCCCACAGGAATAGATGCTCGCACCCGGCGTTCATTAGCTCAGTAAGGCTCGCGTTCTTTGAAGCGACAATACCGCGTGATTGATCATGTCGAACAAGCTTCACGCTATCCGGCACTACAGCGGCAGGTTTTGAGCCATCGTCTATCACTACCACTAGCGCACCAGATGGCAGATGCTTCATTTGCTGCTCAATGGCACGCTTAAGCACTTCGGGTCGATTATGGGTAGTGATCGCTATTCCGATTTTTACACTTGCTGAAGTTACCGGGGCATATCTAACACCATCAATTTCAACATTCATCATGGTGCCTCAACGTCTTACAGCAGTATCGCGCATGATTTTTCCAGAGTTCGCTTCAACCACTTCTTTAATTTTAATTTTGAGAAGTTCTGGATCGCCACTCAAATTAATCGCAACTTCAGGAGAAGGGGATAGTGTCATTTTGCCAGTGATTTGAGTAGTTACTGACAAAGTAGGAAGGTCTTCTCCCACTGCATGGTTAAAAATTATCGAGGTTAAGCCTTCAACCAGGACGCCATCCACAATGAGGTGTACGTATTTTCCTTCCTCATATTTAATTTCAAGGCTTTTCATGTGCGTTTCCTTTTAGACGTGAGCCTGCCGCACGGCAATGCCGCCCGAGAGGTAAACGCAACCTAACGGCATCACCCAGGCTCACTACTGAAAGACTCTCTTCATTCTGCGCGTGCGAAGCGCATTAAAAAGCCCCGCGTCTGCGAGGCCTGTTACTTACGATGACGATCAACTGCCAGATTCACCTACAAACAGCAGCAGGGCTTCTTCCGATGCTTTAATAGCTTTCGTGGTTCTGGCCACAGGGCCGATTTCGGTAGTTACACGGCTCAGCTGATTAACGAAAAGCTGATACTTCAGTGGGTCGTCACCAACAAACTGAATCGCGTCTGCTGCTGCAGCGGTGTCATAGTTCAGGTTCGTCAGCAGGTTTAAGCGGATCTGCTGTGCAGGTGTAACAGTGATTTCAGACATTGTTTATCCTCTGGTGGGTATATTGATTGTCTTATCCGCTTGTTGGGATAACCATTATCAAGCCCACCAGCAGGTGAGCTTTGTAATGGCTGCCACTTCCCGGAGTGGCCACGCTCATGCCCTTGAGGTGCTGTCGCTTTTTCGCCGCTAATAACCGGTGCGCGTATGGCGTTCGCGCTGCTCTACCGGAGCTTCTTTTGATCTATGAACCCTCAGCCATCACTACACAGCCTCGCCATTATGCGACTCGGGGCAGCATCATGACTGCTGCATTGCCTTTCGACTGCGGTCTTACCGCTTTGCTACTTGATTTCGAGCTTCTCCTTCTGACAGTTCGCCTGCCACGCTTTGTTATGCACCAGGATATCGCGCTTAGTCTGCTTATCCAGTACATCCCAGTCATGATCTGTTGCGTAGATAGGATTTACCCAGTCACACGCTGTATCGACTACCTCAACCCTTGCGGGTCCAGTTTGTGCGCAGCTCACGATCAACATCGTCGCCAGGCATATGCTTAACCGTTTGCTGTACATTGCTGGCCTCTTTCGTTGCTTCTACCCGGCGTTCGGCTACTGCTTCAGTGGCTGCAGCCTTTTCTTCGGTTCGCTGCTGGTCGGCTTTAGCTTCCGCTTTGCTGGTGCCGCGTGAATGGCCAATGCCAAAAGCACCAGCGATAGCAGCCATTACCAGGGCAGCAATACCGACGATTGTTTCTAATCCCATATCAACCTCACACCAGTACAGTTTTGGACTGACCGAAGCGGGCGCGACGATCTTCAAGTCCGTTCGTTCCGCCGTTGATAATCTTCGTCACCTGCAGCAGGTTATCTGAATAGTTCAGGCATCCCTTTGTTGCGAAGAACCATGCCGCGCTTCTGGCTGCATAAATGGGTTCGGCTAATAGCTCAGGCTGCTGAACCAGATCGACCTTCAGGGCATTTCCGCAGTCACGATAGTTATCCAGGAACGTGATGCCGATGAGTCCACGCGCACGGTATTTCCATCCATCACCTGGCGCGTTGTTACCGTAGCGTTTGCTATATACCAAGTTAGCAATGGCACACTGGCGCTCAATCGGTAAAAGGCGTTCTTCAGGGCGTCGACCCAATGAGTTCGCCTGATCCTGGGTGATGCGCCCCTTACGGATGAAGTCAGCTAATCCAGCTATGCTGTAGTTGAAGTTTTCCTGTAGCCGGGTGAACCCTGTCGACTCATGCCCAGCCTGCGCAATGAACATGGCCTGGTCTACCGGCTTTGTGATGCCGAACTCTTTCATCGCATCACTGATCAGCTGAAACCAGCGCGCAGCTAACTCGGCGCTTAACCCAGCCGCCTTTTGAAATTGTGATTGGTTCATTAGTGCCTCAGTGCATCAACCAGGCGCGCTACGTTTCCCCGAGCCCAGAGAACGGCAGCACAGATCAGGACGTTGACCAGCACCACAAACCAATGGGATTCATGGTACAGGCCGAACAGGTAACGGAAAGGGACGCTGGCGTAAACCAGCACCGTGAAATAAGCCATCAGCGATATCAGTGGGCGATGTCTAGCCCCGCCTCGCTGGTAAAACATCAGTGCAATAACGATAACAGCAGAGATAATTGCGTTTGCCATCGCACTCGGATCACTTGTTACCATTGCTGGCCCCTCCACCACGTAAACGCGAGAGAATTCCAAACAGGCTACCCAAATCCTGGCTGTTAACGAACGTCAGCAGCTTAATAGCAATAGCGGCAACGATTACCGCGCCCAGCGCATCAAGTGGCCTGTCGCTATACCCCGTCCATTTGGAGAAGTAAGAGCCAAGCAGTGGAGCGCCGATAACGCCGAAGATGAATGAGGTGATGAAGTAGCCCACCAGCTTAAGGCGACTGATATTAACCGCCGTAGCGACGTAGAACACCGCACCAGCGAATGCGCCAAACACCACACCGTAATCTATGCCGGTTGCCAGGCCGAACATGCTGGCCCCCATCAGACCACCAGCCGCTACCGTAGTGCCAGAAACAGGATCGGACATTTAGCCCCCTCTTATTGCCGTGAGTCCTCTCAGAACGAGGGGAAACAAAAAAGGCCACCCATGGGCAGCCTTGTAAATTGATGATTATTTTAGTCTGGTATCTTTACTTCTACTGCTAATCCTGGGGGGAGTTGAACATCGGTTGGAAGAAGGTCCTTCCAAAAAATTCTAACCTCTTCTTGCCATGAGTCTTTCCACGATTTCAAAAAGGAATTTCTTTTATGTCCCTTTGTGTATTCACACACACCCAAAGCACCAATTGCATTCAGCTGCCTGTTCAATTCTCTCTGTAATTTATTTATGTCATGAATTTTAACGCAATAATCTCTTTTGAATTTCGACGCTATTTTCCTTTTGAGAGATTTTGAAGCGCATAGAACAATTCCTGATTCACTATATCTTTCAATTGTCCCTTTTCTTATATACCCCAGACTTTCTGACCAACAATTAATAATGCTAATATTTGAGTTCTCAGCTTTAATACCAATAGCGTGCTGTGGAATAGATGAATTATCAATTAGTCCCTCATCTGGTGTGAGGTTGCCGCCTCTATTTTGCTCATCACATAGATATTTATTTATAGAAGCTATTGGTAGTTTTCCACCATTAACCCATGTGTTTACAAATTCACTGGACTCCAAGTAGACATATGCTTTCATGTTGTGATCCTTTAACAACGCGAAAAATTTCTCGTGGATTATCCAATAAAAAACCCCGCATAGGCGAGGTTTATGTTTTTCTAACTTTGGACATACAAAGCCCATCGTTAGTGTCAAATTACATCAAAAACGGCAACATTGCAAGTATCGTGACGTTAAATTACGGGATATCGGTAAAGTTATCATCTCTTGTTACTTTTTTCAGTTGTGTGTTGGAATAGCTCTCCTCCTGAAAGCAACGAGAAACAAGCATTTCGTAGAATGGCTTCCAACTGTAGCGCCAAGTGCGATCAGGCAGGCTAGGAAGTTCAGAGAATATTCCCCGGTAAGCAACAGATGATTTTGGTCTGCTGTAGCCTCGCCCTTCGCAGCGCTTGCATACTTTATAAACAGGCACGCCTTGCAGCTCAGTTGCTTTGCGGTCCAGTGTCTTCCCTGTTCCTCCACACTGGCAGCGCTTACTTATTTTCCCGGTACCGTTGCATTTTGTGCAGAGTGATTGCTCAACGCTCTTCACCACCCGTTTCTTTTCGAAAGATGATGGCGACTGTCCTAGGTCTTTTGCCCACTGTGGAATTCTCATTGTGTAATGGCTTTTGGTGACCGTACCGACTTTTTCAAGGAGACCTTCCCCGTTGCATTTTGGACAATCAGATAAATCAGCAGCTGACGATGCATAGTCGTTATAGGCGAACTTGGCCATGATGAGCATACAGAGGGGGAATTTCTTTCCTGCGAGACGGCGTACAGCAAAAGGCGCGGATTGCTTGGCATATTCAGCAAGCCAGTTTATTGAAGCCTCTCTGTCCTGCTTGCTGACTCCGGCTTTACCAAGATACATGGCAAGGCCAATACCTGCGTCTGCCTGAGTCATACCCAGCGCAGCCATAACATCCGTAACCGTCAGTTGTTCGCTGGCAGTAGCGCGAACACTATCGGAAATATGCATTCCTTTTGGGGCAAAGAATTTAACAACGTTATCGAGGTCCATGAGCGTCTCCACTTACGCCAGTACGCCGATTGCCAGCGCACGATCTAAAAACCGAAACAACAGCGTTAACTGGTCGCCGTGCTTCGCTTCAAATGCCACAGGATCAGCGTGCAACTCGTCGTGATGCGCTCTGCACAGCGGTATCACAAACAGGTCATGCGCTTTGGTTCCCATTCCACCCTGCCCGTGGCCTATCAGGTGGTGGGGGTCGTCTGCCGGGTTATTGCAGCAACTGCACTGCTGCGACTTCACCCAGCGGGTGTACTTCTCGTTCTCCCAGCGTCGGCGCTTTGGCCTAAGCATGAAAGATTCCGGTGACTCAGGGTCTACCTTAACGGAGACAACCTTCTTCACCTTCTCCTGGAGGATTTCAGTTGCCGGTAACGACGGAACAATGTCGCTTTCCCTCATTACGGAACTATGCGATTCAGGCTTTATCCTTAGGGCTTTGCTCGCCACTGATTCAGGAATAAGGTCAGCCAGTTCGTTGCGTACCATCCACCAGCAGAACTCCGGAAGCGTCAGGGTGTGGTCTTCGCTGAATCCCAGCATAATATTCACCCTTCCGAGTAACCATTTTACCAGGTTCTGCATGGCAATTCCTGCCAGTCTTTCAGTAGTTTGTTCACGTAATTGGTTATCACAAGACCAGCAAAGACGAATGCTGCCGGGTGAATGCCGCATCACGGTAAAGTCTCTTGCGTGCCAGTCTGTATGAGGCCACTGACATTCGAATTTTCTTTCCAGCCAGGCATCAAGTCCACTCAGGCCACCAGCGCGTTGGATAACACGCTCATTCTCAAAAATAGCCTGCATACAGTCATCATCTGTCAGCGGCTGGTGCGCTTCAGGAATCAGCCCAGATGGAAGATGCTGGATTGCTTCTGATGGCCTTTCAATCACCACCCTGCCCTGGCGGAATAACCAGAGCAGTTCGTTTCCGGGACGAAACAGCACCACACCGGACATCGGAGCAACTTCAGGTGTAAGTATGGCTCTCACTCAATTTGCCCCTTAGCGATATGCTCTGCCCACAGTCCACCAATCCAGCGTACGCCCTTGGCGGTGAAGCGAGACTGATTGAATGCGTAGTTGGTCTGGTTGGTAGTGCCGGTCTTCACTTCAAAGCGCCCAGCTTCGATGTGTTTGCTCTTTGGTGTAAGCACACGGTTTAACCGGTACATGATGCCGCTCTCAATGAGGAACATCGCGAAATCGGGTTCTTTAGCGTTCAGAAGCTTGGCAACCTGCCGGAAAGTCATTGAGCCTGTGGCTTTGACGTAGCGATCGACAAATTCAGCCTTAGGTGCGGCAATTGCCAGTTCTTCACTCAGGCGTTGCCTCTGCTCTGCAAGGTCAGCGGCAAGGCGGAGTGCTTCAGGAAGAGTTTGAGGGACTGCCATCCCTCCCCCGCTTTCCAGTTCCTGCCAGCGGTCAACAAGTCGGGCGGTAAACTCCGGGCAAAGCTGCGCGACGATTACATAGCTATCGCGCTTGTTAACTTCGTAGTAATGGTAAACCTGCTGGTTCTGTGGATGGGTGTACTGCATTGCAGCATACCCCCCAATTACGCCCGAGTTCATCAGTCGCTCGATTGTCACGCAGACGTTGCTGTGCCGAGAATCGACCAGTATTGCAATTTCACGACTGGACATCGTTATTTGCTGCCCCATCGCGGCGCTGTGATGGGTAGGACACATTACGGTGATATTCATCTGATTCATGCTCTTCTCCACTTATCAGGCGGCTGCACCCGCCAGAGGTTCATGTTTCTTGATCGATATCTCTACTCTTCCACCTGGCACTTTCGGCCCCCACTCCACCAGCATTCTCTGCACCTGGCTGTCATCCTCCCAGATACCTGCGTGAGTGAGAGCGTCAAACAGAGCCTTGTTGTAGTTGTCTATATCGCGGCGGCGTTCGTCAGGTGGGTACAGCATAATCTCGACTGCAGCCGGTGCAGCTGAAGGTTTTGGAAGGAACCGCAACTGCTCAACTATGGCCACACATGCCGCGCTTTGATATGCCCTGCCTTTGGCGCTGATAAGATGACGACCTTTCAACGGCCCCTTGTTCGGGGCTCGCCAGTAGGTGTTTACGCTCGGCGGGAACGGGAGCACCAGCTTCATTTGGTCTCCAGATCGATAGCCAACTCAAAAGGAAATTCCGCGCCAGGGAAGCAAAGGCTTCCAAAGTCCATCATTACAGCCCAAAGCGGCATAGTAGAGTAACCATCCTCATCAACTGCAGGAGTTTTGAATTCAAGAGTGAGACGTGGACAGTCTGCTTTGAGTTGGTCGTGAAGCTTTTTTAGGTGTGATACTGCTGCTGGCTTGAGTTTAATTTTGACTAACTGATTCAACTCTAACTTAACCAACTGACTTTTCTTCTGAGTGAGAGATATTCCACGTGCAACACCCCGGGCAGTAGTGATGTAGCCCTTTTTCTTTAGCGCTTTCACGTGCTCGGCGGCGGCGTTCTGGGATGAGCAACCGATGAGTCCAGCGAGTTCAATCATTGTTGGTGGAAAGCCAACCTTCTCAATGTGAACCTTGATAGCTTCATACACTTCACTCTGACGCGACGTTAATTCGATCATGACTGTACCCACCCTTTTCCGGTCACATGCTGAATTGCACCTATCTTTTTCAATGCCTGAAGTCGACGGTCCAGTATGCGGAAAACATTCATCGGATGCTTTCCCTCTGCTTCGGCAATGACCAGGCATTCCTGCTCGACTGATTGGGAAAATAACTCTGAAAACGCGATGGGTTTATCACCAAGTGCGCTTAAAATTCTGCTATCTAATTTTGCGTATTTGGTCACGATTCCACTCCATATCGCCCGTTCAGGCGTCCGATTACGCTGTTGAACATCACCAGGCTTACGCCCATCGGTTTAACCTTCTCGTGGTACTCCTTCAGGATCGGAGGTACAGCCTCGTTGCAGCTTGGCTTAGGCTTTTTCTTAAGGGCTTTCTTAATGGCATCTGAGCATTGACGGGCAACGTCACGAACAGCGTTCTGCTGCTCGGTTGATAGTTTTTTCATGCAGCGCGCTCCTGAGGTTTTGCCATTGGAACGGCTACTGCCGGAATAAGCTCAACAGCCGGTGATTCAGATTGATTTCCCCAATGGTCCCAGCCTGACGTACCGCAACGGCTGAACAATTCGATGCGCGGAACATCACCGTAAAGTTTTTCCAGCCGGAAACGGGCCTCTGCTGGTTTCTGGCTGTGTTCACCGAGTGGGCTATAGATAACCTGCTTGATGCTGGCACACTGGCGTTCAAGTCCATTCCCCCTGGTGGCGATCAGCATGTCTTCGGTATTGGCTCGGGTATAGTTCCCGCCGTTCATGCGGGTCTGCGTGTTCAGCAGGTCGAGGAAGTCGTAAAAGTCCTCGACTCCACCAGCCTGAAGTGCTTTGTTGATGTGCTGCTCTGCCAGTGGGTTGAACTTAACCCAGGTGAAGCCCTTCATCGTGCGGACCTTAAAGCCCCATGCTTCAGCGAGTTCAATAGCTTCCCGGGTGTGCGTGCCGGTGAACCACATAGCAAGAACAGCATCATCAGCAGCAAGGTCCCAAACAGGGAGGCGCTTCATGTCGATAAGCTTCGTCGTGTCGTAGTGGTCTTCTGCTGCACCATTGCTGGCTTTGTTGTCATAGTGCCAGGCAGGATCGGCATAAATCAGTGAGTACTTCATCAGACGTTCCTCGCTCTGCCAGCCAGACACCATCCATCACCAGATGACTTGGCTCTCTGAACCATGCTCAGGCAGCGCTGGCGTTCATCCAGAATTTTTTCCCGCATCTCTTCATTCTTTGAGCGGTTGAAGGCATCCATCAGAACCGTAGCGGCCCGCAGGAACAGACCCTTGTCAGATAATTCCTTGGCCTTCTCCATCATCGCAACAACAGCCGGGTTTGGTGCGCTTTCCTGTTTTTGCTCAGGCATCACTTCAGCTTTTTCGACCGGGTAGCGCGGGACAATCGGCCCAATCGGACCTATTGGAGCTTTGGCGAAGTAGCGGAAGGTTGGACGTTCGCCACGGCGTTCAGCTCGCCCCAACATTGCCAGTCGGCATACTGCACGCTGCACACTGTGTAACTCATAGTCCGGCAGCGCTGCGGCGATTTCCTTGTTCGTCAGACCTGGGTTATTAGCCACGAACAGCTGAATTGTTTTCAGAAAACTCATGAGCTCGCTCCTCTGAAACCGTCAGGGATTTTGCTGTAGTCGGTGTTGTTGAAGCTGGATTTAAAGATTCCGTCCTCACGCTCCCACTTTCCGTTAACTCGTGCTGGTCTTCCGGCATTCGCCCAGCTGTTCGCAGACTTCAGATAGCCAGGGAATTTGGTAGGCTGGAAAAGTGTTTGTGGTCGAAGGTAGGCTGCCATCGTCAGGTCTTCGCTCCACTTGGCGTTGCAGTAGTCAACCACCAGCGATAATTCGTCAACGGTGTAACCTTCCCCGATTCGGGCACGAATGTTTTGCAGCGAGGTTGTTGAAACCTGATAACGCGAACTGGTCACCAGGTTCAGGTGAATCAAAACCTGTTTGGCCTGATCGGTTATCAACACATCACGGTCTGGTTGCGCCGCAACCGGACAGGAAGTGTTTTTAATATCTGTAGTACTCTCTGTTGTATTCTCTGTAAGAACATCAGTGCAATTTGACCTGATGAGAGCGGTTCGTTTTGACCCGATGGAGCGTTTCACTTTGACCCCTTCCATCAGTTCATTTTGACCTGATGGAGGAGCGCATTTTGAACTCTTCGATTCAGTCACTTTGACCTCATCTAAAAGCTCGCTTTCGTAGTTAATCGTGTAGTAGTTCGTCATGTCGCGTTGAGACTTGTTCAGTTGCTCAACTTTCAGCAAGCCGAGGTTCTTCAGGCGAGTGAAGGTGCGCTTCAGGGTGGATTCAGACCAGAACGGGAATTGCTCCAACCACTGCTCGTTGGTGTTGTAAATCCAGCGCGCACCATCACGCTCCAGGCCGGAGGTGGTTTCTTTCAGCCAGTAATTAACCTGCTGCAGAGCAATCGCCTCATTGAGGCCAATGCTGTATGCAAGGTCAGGGTTAATCACTATCGGCCTTGATGGCATTAACAGGCTCATGGTCGTCCTTTAACTCTGTAAATTTACGCTGGAATTGCTCAAGAGGGCTGAAGCACTCATGATCGTACCCTTCGCGAAGGTATATAACGCGTCGACTCTCGGGCTCCCATCGAATGACGTGGACCGGGACCCCTCTGTGGTCTTTGAATCGCCTGTTAACTTCAGCCATTCTTCTCGCCCCTTCTCGTTCATCCGAGCAAACGCCTCTACCATCGCGTTCTCAGGCTGGTAGTTGTTCACCTCAGCCTGGTCGTTTAATCTTTCCACATAGCCGAACGGGGAATCTTTTCCCACCAGTGGAAGGCATCTGAATTGCTTCGCTGGTCTCAATCGGTTTAAACTGTTCATGCGTTAGTTTCTCCACTGAATACGACACGCCACGACGCCCGGAGCTGCACACTCGCGGGCGTCACTTCTTTTGGTTTCTGCTACGGCTAAAAAGCGCAACAATCGCGCGGATTTCTTCTTCACGCGCTGCCAGGTGACGGCGGTGATGCTCGTGAATCTCTTCAGCTTCATGTGGTTCAATCACTCCATCTTCCAGGGCCTTCTGGATAATCTGGTCAACCTGACCGCGGGCAGCTGCCGTTCTCATTGCGCGAGTAAACAGGTCTACGCGATCGAGGTCTTCCAGCTGTGGCACGTCCACCAGCAAAGCACCGCGGCGTTGCGCGAAGTAATCAGCCAGGAGAGACGTGTTTGAAATGTCTTCCATCGCCTCCAGTTCGTTCACTTCGAAGAAGCGACAGCCGTTCTTCTCGTACAGGTTGTTGTTGAACTGCGTGACTGACATGCCAAGAGCACCGGCCATAGCTTCACGGCCACCCGGATATGCTTTGCACATCGCTTTCACTACTTCTTTCAAGCTTGGCTCTACCATGTTGTTTTTCCTTTTGTAGTTACTTTCACGCTGCTGAATTTGTAGACTCATGGAAAACATCAGGTCTAAGCCGTTCTTTGGTAACTCCTGTAACACGCTCAATAAACTGCGATTGTTTTACTGGTGGTCTCTTCTCACGATGTAGCCAGTTCCAAACTTGCTGCTGCTTAACTGTTCGACCAGAAATCTCGCTTAGTCGGCGGGCAAGTTCAGATTGGCTACCTGCAGAATTAATCGCCTCTGTTAAGGCCTCCTGCACTGGTGTCATGGTCTTCTCCTGTCATTCATGGGTGGTAAAGTTGTTAACTGAACACATTATACAACCTTCACAACTTTTATCACAACTTTTAGGTGTTGGAAAGCTAAAACATAAAGTTGTAATCTCGCCTTATATAGGGGAGAAAGTTGTGAATACACTTGCGGAAAGATTAAAATCGGCGCGCGAAAAGCTGGGATTGAGCCAGGCCCAGCTTGCTGAAAACGTTGGGCTGTCTCAGCAGTCAGTAGCGAAAATTGAGAATGGGGATACTCTTCAGCCAAGGAAGATTAAAGAGATTGCTAAGGCTTTGAATGTTTCCCAGAAATGGTTATTGCTGGGCGTGGAAGAGAACGGAAAGTTATCCGACTACGTGATAGAAGAAGCTGAGGAGGCAAGACTGGATCCGGCTGTTTTTGCGGATATTCCAGTTTTAGACATTGAACTTTCGGCTGGCAATGGCTGTGAAGCAGAGATTGTTGAAAACGTTGTTGATTCTTTCCCACTAAGAAGATTTGACCTGAGAAAAGCAGGTGTTAGCCCTTCTAATGCAAGAATTGTTCAAATTTGGGGTAATAGCCTACTCCCTGTTCTTAACAATGGAGATTACGTTGCTGTAGATATGTCCCAATCCAGACCAATTAGGGATGGTGATCTTTATGCAATTAGAGATGGCGTTCTTTTAAGAGTTAAGGTTTTGATCAACCAGCCAGATGGCGGGCTCATCCTTAGAAGTTTCAATAAAGAAGAGTACCCGGATGAAGTACTCAACTTTGATGAACGAAGAGCAAGAATTCACGTTATAGGGCGTGTATTTTGGTCATCACGGTCTTGGTAATGCGTCAAAAAGCATTTCTTCTGAAATCACCTTAAGGCCAACACTCTCGTTGTCTCTATAAGAAATTGCTTTCTCAATTTTTCGTCCGTGACTGGAGAATCTCCAGTCGCGAGATGATAAGGCTCCAATTACCAAATAATCAATTTTTTTAGTAACTGTGTTTGAAATCAGTCCGTTACATCGCTTCAAAATATCCTCTACATGACTTCTTTTACCTGCCATGAATACTCCCGTGAGGCAGAATATTTTACCTTCAAGTTCAATGTCGGTATCGCTATCTACAGGAAGCTTTGTTGATAGACCATCGACAACCCCACTTTCAAGATCGCAGCCTGTAAAATCTACCAATGCCTTATGCAACGTCTGGCTTTCCTCGGCCGTGATTACACCATCGTTGAGAATTTCCTTTACGAGCTTATAGAGTTCTTTACCTGGATAGTTATTTTTTAGAGTCCCATTTTGGGTTAACCACCAATTCAAGTATCGAACCTCTTCATCAGATAACGCTTTGTCTGATATAAGTCCTTTGCAAAGCCCATTAAGCAAATGTAGATCCGATTCTTTCGAGAAGAAGTCTACCTCTGGAATATCAAGTATGTCCCTTTGGATATCCAATAGGTGTTGTTTAAGCTCCTGTCTCTCTTCCTCGGTTACTGCGCCGTCAGACAGTATTTTTGATACGCGCGAACTTAACCCTCTAATGACACCATTTTGAATAATTTCTCCGGCCTCTAATAACCATGTGTCCAGGTAAAGTATCTCTTCGTCCCTAACTATTCCATCTGAAAGAATCCCATCAATGATGCTGATTAAGTTGTTGAAAAGTTTGTCTCGATTTTGTGTGTAGTTAAATACGTAGAGCTTGTCTTCCATACAGCCTCCTTTTTTTTTACATCCTTGCATTGCTACAAAAATCAATCAAACCACATAAAGTTGTTGACACCACTTAAAACCACAACTAAATTACACCTTAAAGTTGTTGATCGTTACACCACTCAACAACTTTGATAGCAGTACGGCATATGGCACATGTGCCGCAGCGGTCCGGGGATTCCTTGCAAGACATATCCAGATCCAGCGGGTAGCCGGAATGTGCAAACCAGGCGTGTACGGCAGCCAGAAGCGTTTCACCAGCGTGGCGATCAGGTGTGACACCTCGGAAGAGACGAGGATGCAACAGAGAGAGCATTCAACTGAAAACGGTCCCAGAACGTTTGATGTGATTGTCGCGGATCGGAATGCTCTCCCTGTTGTGGCATTAGCTCAGATGGATAGAGCAGCGTCCTTCTAAGCCGTCGGTCGCAGGTTCGAATCCTGCATGTTGCGCCAGATAACCAATATTTAGGAGCTCGCATGGCAGCTTATGACATCAAACTTACAAATGGTTGGATTAGCACTATCAATTGCGCGAGCAGCGAAATCGAAGCCATCGAAATACTGAAAATTGAACGTCAGCGTATGGGTTATGAGCATACCGATGTGGCTGAAATTAGGTGTATGAAAGAGAGCTATGGCAATGGTGGTTATGGATTGGTTGCTCTCGAAGAGTTTCACCCTATCACGTAGCCAGCGTGGTAAATCGTAGTAGCTGTACCAGATGCTGTGTGTAGTCTTGGCGGTCGGCAGTTGTGAATGTCCTTAATGTCGACCGCCCCTTTTCACAACTGAAAGCGCGTTCAGCCGGTTCCTTGAGAGGCCTCAGTCGTTAAATCAATCTCAGGAGAACGCGCTCCCAATTGTGGAGAAGCTGACTGGCGGTGGCAGCCGCCCGTTTCACTAAGTGCCCTGGTTGGGTGCTTACTAAAACGAAACCCATTTATTTTTGTCGCCATCCGGCGAGGGATTCGTGCAACCAAAATTCAGCGCTGTGCAGAGCGCTTATAACACGGAGAAACTATCCATGACGAACACACAGAACGTCACCGAGTTACAACCACGCATGACCAGAGAGCAGCTGATCGAGGCGGCACGTATCGCCGCTAAGTTCCTGCCAGTTGCATCAGCTCAGCTTATGAATGAGCTTGCTAACCGTCTCGATTTCACCAGCGTAGCGCTTTGCGAAGCGATGGCGCAGCGTAAGGAACTGGCTGAGCAGAACGCTACCCTTCGTGAAGATGTCACGAGCTGGGCCAAAGAGTGTGACCGTCTCGAAGAGCGCCGCACAAAGACTCCTACGAATATTCACTCACTGGAAGCGCAGCGCGAATTACGTGAGTTGCCGGCGGTCGTATTTACCCATGAAAACGAGGTAGCGCTCTAATGGCTAACTCATTCAAGCAAATGACCAAGTCAGGTCTGATTAAGCGCACCGACACCGGGATGTTTATCGACCTTTCCGATATCCATGTGCGTGAAGGCTTTAACAAGCGTGAAGACGATGAACGCACCCGCCAGGCTGATGATGACCTGTTCAACTACCTGATGAACGGTGGTTCCGTCCCTCCTCTGGAAGTAACTGCCCGTGATGAAGGTGGTGTGTGGGTTGTTGAAGGTCACCGCCGCCGCCGTTGTTACGCTCGCTGCGCTGAGGCTGGTAAGCCAGTAGACCGCATCCACATCATGCCGTTCAACGGTAACGATGTGCAGCGTCTGGCTCGCATCATGACCAGTAACAACCAGCTCCCGCTTTCCGATATGGAACAGGCAGCAGTTATTCAGGAACTGCACAGCGCTTTCAACCAGACCACCAGCGAGATAGCGAAGCTAGTCAATAAGTCTGTGGTCACGGTAGAGAAGTTGCTGCTCCTGAGCACTGCGAACCATGACGTTCAGCAGGAAGTTAAATCCGGCGCGGTGTCAGTCGATGTCGCGGTTGATCGCGTCATGGAGTATGGCGAACAGGCCGGAAAAGTTCTCCAGCACGATAAGGCTGTAGCGGCTGCCCAAGGGAAAACGAAAGTTACCCGCAGTTCTATCGCTCCGGAACTCAGCGTAAAGAACGCGCGCCGTTTCGTTGAGCTTATGGCTCAGGCCACGATCAGTTATGAAGGTGTTTTCACTCTTGAAGGAGCAGCCCTTGCTGAAGCGCTGGCCATCATGGACGAGCACAAAGCGATTGCGGAAGCGCGTGAAACATACCGACTTTCTCAGCCAGTCCCTACCACAGAAATTATAGGGAAGGTTCTCTACGTCAGGATGGACGGTAAGGATATTGGAAAAGCCGTTATCTATCGCGGTAAGAACGTCACACTAGATTTAGGCGATAAGCAAATTGTGGCGAGCCAGTCTAAAGCTGTTGCCCACTTCGTAAAGCAATACAAACTTCAGCAGGAGCAAAATCATGACAGTCAGTAAGCCAATGACCAGCGAACAGTTGGATGATCTGATGACTGTTGCAGTCAACATGCAGCGCGATAGTGAAAAAGCAAATGACCGCCCTGCCGCTATGTTCGCTTATGCAGTTCAGGTTGCTGTTCTGGAACTGCGTAAGGTTCGTGATGATGCTGTAGCGCTGGCTGCGGAGAATGCGGGGTTGAAGTCTCAGCTTCTTGAGTTGTTTGGTTCATGCGATACAGGAGAGCGCCGCGGCAATGGTTCGCTTTCAGGTGTAGCTGTACCGGATTGGTGTGTTCTTGAAAAGACCAGGCAGTTTCTCGAAAGCACACCAGCAACCGACGCTTTCCTGGCTGAAGTGCGGGCGCAGGGTGTGGAGATATGCTCAGCCGAGATACAGAAACAAATCTGGGATGAGCGAGAAGGTGATGGGATGGTCGCGGCAATTGACGCTATGGAAATCTATGCCTCCCAGCTTCGCAAAGGAGTGCAGTCATGAGCAACCGTACAGACAAAAACGAAATCATCGTTTCACCAATCAATGACGCTCGCCTGAAAACAGGCATGAACAGAACTCGTTCTGGTAGCACGCAGCTTTTTGGTGGCACTACCCACGAACCGGAAATCACGCTAACGCCCCCAGAAAAGCACCTTTACGCTCTGGAAGTGAGAGGCGTTTGGATGTGGGTTAATGGCTGCGGACACTGCAATCAGAACGGCGAAAAGATGTCGTATGTAGTTTGTGAAGAACACGACCGCTGCCAATGCTGCGGAGTTAACCGTAAAGACGCCATCACCATTCCGCCCAGAAGTGAGCATGATATCGGTGGTGGCGTATGGGGTTCTCATGATGCTAATGGTTTTTGGGGTTGGACATGCCATTCATGCCATGAAGCAAAAGAGGAAAAAATTCGCACTGAGGCTCTTGCGAGCGTTGAGAATAATTCGGATTACAACGAGTGGGATTACTTCAGCGAAGATGAGGCCAAATGCCCATGGTGCAATGCCAAAGTTGATACCGAGGAAAGTTATGACGCTGATGGCGACAAGCTAACCTGCGATGAATGCGGTCATTCCTTCACGCTTACCGCAGAACACACTGTAACGTGGACCACAAAACGCCAGGGAGATGCTCAATGAGCGGTCAAATTAAACCTTGCCCATTCTGCGGCAGCAAAGACGTAGAGGCGTTCGCGCAGTACGAAGAGGACTGCCCTTACCAGTCTGCTATTGTTCGCTGCCATTCTTGCGACGCGCAGTCTGCTCAGATGGTTGGCGCGAACAAAATCAACATGGCAATTGCTGCATGGAATAAACGTGTCGGGGAAACCGCCCAATGAGCAACATCGACAAACAGGCTTTGCGTGCTGATGCGGTTCGTGCAGGTGGTGGCAAGTGGATTTACATTAGGACATTGTCACTTTCGAAGGCATATATCACCGATGAAACAGGAGCGACGGTTATCAACTGCACAGATGGTGATGTTCCTGCAAAGTGCGCTGGGTTCCTGACGTCTGCCAATCCCGCCACCGTGCTGGCGCTGCTGGATGAACTGGAAGCCAAAGACAAGCAGATTGCAGATTTGAAAGAGGCGTTCAGCATTGCTTTGTCCGCAGCTGGTATCGATGTCCACGCCGCAGCCGGTAAAGGAGAGGTATCATGAGCACTATTACCAAAGAGTTCATCGACGACACTATCGAAGGGCTTGAGCATTTAGCCAATAGCGGCATTCAGTCTGTCTACATCGATATGGCTATCGCTGGTATGCGTCGTTTGCTGGCATCGCTCGAAGCGGAGCCTGTGGCTATGCGCTGGCGTTATCTTCCTGATGGTATTCATGAGATTGGTGAGTGGAATTATCGAGATCAGGGGTATATCGACACTCTTAATGCTTACCATCTCAGCAGGCAAAAGGAGTTGCTCTACACAGCACATCCGGCGCCGGTATCTGTGCCTGATGAACTGCTATCAGCAATGGAAGAAGTTCTGCGTATCTCAGACCGTGACCACGAGGCATGGCACAAGGCTAAGGCTGGCATCTTATCCTGCCGCGCCGCCATGATTCAGTGAGGTAAATCATGAGCGATATCACCGTTGACCCGCGCGACGAGTTCGAAAAGGTTTTCCCGCCGCCAAAGCATGTAATCAGATGCGGAAAGGGTTACGCCTGCACTGAGTACAATGCGTGGGGTGCGCATAACTTCATTCGGCAATGGGAAGGATGGAGTGCCGCCATGCTTCAGGGGGCCGAACCTGTAACGACGGCTTACAAGTTGCCGGAAGAAACAGGCTCATCTCTGCAGCTACGCCATCTCATCCGTCAGCGCCATGCTGAGTGGTCACAGGCCACATTCGGTAATGTTGGCCCTACTGGACCGCTAAAACACCTCAGTAAAGAAGCACTGGAAGCAGCCGCAGAACCTGACGACTTAAGCGAGTGGGCTGATATGCAATTCCTGTTGTGGGATGCCCAGCGCCGCGCCGGTATTAGTGATGGTGAAATTACAGCAGCGATGGAAGAAAAGCTGAAGGTGAATATGGCGCGTCAGTGGCCAGAGCCCAAAGACGGCGAGCCGCGACTGCATATCAAAGCAGCACCGCAGCAGGAGGCGAAGTGATGCCTCCGGTCAAAGTTGTTGTCATCACGGTAGTAATGTTCGCTATTTGCCAGCTCATATCCATGACTGGGTATGGATCATGGTGAGCAAACTCAAACAGCGGCGTACGCGCCGCCTCAAAGCAGATATCTCCTGGTGGATGGCCGAAGCGCAGGACTGGAAAGATATCGCGCTGGAGCATGCAGTGGAAATCGACAGGCTCAAAAAACTGGTTATCCGCGTGCCGATGGCTGTTCTGATACCAAAGGAGATGGTCCACCAGCTCTATTACACCGAAACAAAAAGATGTCGTACATGCAATGATGGCCTCCGTGGTGGTTGTTCATCATGCATTTTCTATAAGAGATAGCCGGGTGCAGCCGGTTAAGTGGAGAGCTATACGATGAGCGGACAAAGCCAACGTTTTCTAACCCCTGATGACCTCTATCAGCTTACTGGTTATCGTCGCCCTTCCCTTCAGTGCCGAGCGCTGAAAGAAAGCGGTGTATTTTTCGTGCCACGAAAAGACGGAAGGCCAGGTACTACATGGGATCATGTAACTAACCCTGCAGGCCTCAAGCTGGTAGTGAACAATCCAGAGGAAGAAGAACCGAACTTTAAGGACATGTAATGCCCAGAATCCGCAAAAACCCAGATGATAACTGGATGCCTCCCCGCGTTCGCCGGGGCAAATCTGCCTATGAGTTCAGAACGCCTGACGGGAGAACAGTGAGATTGTGCAACCACGATCTCACTAAGTCTCAGGTCTGGGCAGCCTATGAAAACTTCATCAATGATATCAAGGTTGGTTCCAACTTCCATGCTCTATGCGAAGAGTTTTTTAACTCTGGTGACTTCCATGAGCTTGCAACTGAGACCAGAAAGGATTACCGGAAATATGGTTCAAAGGTAAATGTCGTTTTCGGCAAAATGAAACCAGAAAACATCAAGCCGGAGCACATCAGAAAGTATATGGATAAGAGGGGGGTTAAGAGCAGGGTTCAGGCGAATCGAGAGAAAGCGTTTATGTCGAGGGTGTTCAGGTGGGCATATGAGCGTGGCAAAGTGAAGATGAATCCATGCCAGGGTGTGAAGCAGTTTAAAGAGCAGGCCCGCACCAGGTACGTGACGGATAAGGAATATGATGCACTACTCAGTGTTTCGTCGGTCCCGGTGAAAATCGCTATGGAGTTGGCCTATTTATGCTGTGCACGCCAAGGTGACATTCTGGATCTTAAAAAGAGTCAGATACTGGATGAAGGGATTCTAATTCAGCAAAGCAAGACGGCAGTAAGTCAGATTAAGGCGTGGACAGTGCGCCTATCAGATGCGATCACCTTGGCCGATTCCCTGCCATTAAATAGTGGCATGGTAAGCCTGTATGTGATCCATCAGCAGTCTGGTTCTCGTTATACGCGTGATGCCTTTAATGCTCAGTGGATGAAGGCAAAAAAGTTAGCCGCTGAAAAATTCCCTGAGCTCGAATTTAACTTCACGTTCCATGATCTGAAAGCTAAAGGTATATCTGATCTAGAAGGAACGCTGCATGAGAAACAGGAAATATCAGGACATAAAAATGCTTCGCAGACTGCAAGATATAACCGAAAAATATCTGTAGTGCCGGTGGTTGGGGGGCAGTAATGCCCTCTTTCTCTGGCGAAGTCGAATGGCGAAACAATGGCGAATGGCGAAAAAAAGACAATAGAAAACCACCTTTCGGTGGTTTATACGACACTGCTTATCATTGATTTTATTCTATTTTTCCCATGGTAGCCGGAGTGGGACTTGAACCCACACAGCGCGAACGCCGAGGGATTTTAAATCCCTTGTGTCTACCGATTCCACCATCCGGCCAGGGAAGAAAGTGGAGGCGCGTTCCGGAGTCGA